GTCGTATTGAGGGGGGTGCTCGTGGATTGGGGCCCGGTGTCCTCGGCTGCGCAATTGATGTTGCGCAGGGTCACCGCCCTCCATCGTTTTCGCCGTCAGCATCTGTCTCCGCCGTCATGGACGGGGGCAAATGGAGAATTGTCACGGTGAACTCGGTGGAGCAACATGCCCTTAGGCCACTGCACTCCCTTCTCTATGACCACCTCGCCAGGAAGTCCTGGCTCCTCCGTGGTGACGCTTCGGCCCCTAAGCTGTCCGATTTCTGTTTGAAGTCGGGCGAGCTCTTTTGTTCTGGGGACTACGAAGCGGCCACCGACAACATCCCGCTCGAGGCTTACCGAGTGATGCTTGACGCGGTCGCCGCGACCTCTTCTGAGGTCCCGGCGTCGGTCTGGCATCTTGCTCGGCTCGAGTCGCGAAAGATACTTGTCGGTGAGGGAGGGGCCTGGACGACCCAGCGCCGTGGGCAGTTGATGGGAAGCTACCTCTCCTTCCCCTTCCTCTGTCTCTTCAATTATCTGGTCTTCCGGTTCTCCGTGCGTAGGCGCGGGGTCCCTGTGAAGATCAATGGTGACGACATTGTATTTCGTGCGTCGCCACAAGAGATAGAGGCTTGGAAATCTGGCGTCCGCCGGTGCGGCTGGACACTCTCCGATGGCAAAACGGTGGTGGACCCTGTCCATTTCACCATTAACTCGGCCCTGTTTAAGGGGTCGGCTTTCAAATCGAGGAGTGTCCCCTATGTCCGGTCGGCGGCTTTGTTTAAGCGGCCAGATTCTCCTGAGGGGTTGGTGGGGCAGCTGGGGAGTGTGTTCTCTGGCGCTCCCGGTCACGTCGCTCGGCGTGTTCTTCAGGTGAAATTCCTCACGAGGAATCGTAACATGATCCTGAGAACACAACCGAGCTTGACACGGTGTCTGGGCGCCAAGGTCTCCGAGGTTGTGCTCCGGATGTCCGGACTCTACGAGAGGGAGATGTTCTATCTCTCTCTTCCCGACGAGAAACCTCTTCCGCCTGCCTGTCCTTGGCCTCTGCCGATCTCCTCCTTTGCGGAGAGGGTCGATTTGAAGAGGTTGGGCAGTGTGGAAGAGCGCCGACAATGTAGAGTCTGGGCGGAAAGAGTCTTTCCTCAGGCACTGCGTCTCGCCGCGCAAATTTCCACGGTCTTTTCGCCTGTGTTAGCGAAACCGGATTGGACCGTGGGTACGTGGCGGTGGAGGCGGTGGAGGAAGAATCCGGTCCTCTGGTCGTGGGCTTGCCGATTTGGTCGCGGCAATAGACCCAGACTAGAGAAATTCCATAGCCGGGAGTACTCCTGGAGGCCTGTGAGAACGAAGGAGGCGAAGTGTGGGGGCAGTGAGTGGGTGCCAGCCGGTGGGGGGGACCGCTATTTCCTTAATGATCATTTGTTTGATCATCGGGACGGCGGCGCCCCGCTGGGTGGTGACTTGCGACGGTTGGAAGAAGATGATGGCGGAGTGCGGCTGTAGCCGTTGCCGCGCGGAACCGAGGATGTCACCCCGCCCCGGGGGGTGGTTAGTGAAATGAATGGACGCTTGTCAGGGCCGATGCTTCGATCGGTCGGTTGAGTGGATGCTTCGGGCGGGAGAGAGCGACCTACGGGCGTAGAAAACCTGTAGAACCGTTCCGTCACGCGAGAAACCCGTTCTCCGTCAAGCAGAGGTTGAGTCGACCCTCACCTTAGGGTGGACTCCTTGTGTGGAAGGACAGCACGTCTGCGTCATTAGGCAGTTGTGTCGGTCGCAACCCTTGCGGTGACCCCGTAAGTTAGGCCGCCGGCGCAGCGGGCCCCTCAATAAAGGGCTCTTGCTGAGGTTGCTATAAGGCGACTGTCATGTACACACAAGGAGTGGGTCGGATGAGATTGGGGAGGGCTGTTGCCACCGTGCGTGGAGGCCCCTCAGAGAACCCAAGGCTCAACCTCTGGTTGACGGCGTGACTCACCGGCCGGTCGTGAGAGACCGACCCTGTTCAGGCCAAAGGAG